ACCATAAACTTGTTTAGCTTCTTCAAATATATTCCAACTTGCTTCATCATATAATTTACGTTGATCTCCTGCCCTGAATCGATCTGTTATTCTATCTGCACGATCCATCAGTTTTTGCATTGTAGCAGGATCTTTAGCTAATGATCTAGGACTAACCTTACCTCCTTCTACATACATCGCTTTTATCTGACCACCAAAACCTCTCTTTAGGAATCTTTCTCTAGATAATTGATCTGGTAATTGTGCATATTGTTTCTGCCATTGAGCTGGCTCTAAATTAGACATCACTGCTCTAGCTTCATCACCAAATTGTGGAGCAATTTGACTGTGTGTTCTAGATAAACTTTTTCGAGCACCGAGTACTTTCCTTGCTTGACCTTGTATATGCATGTCAAGGACATTACGTGCGATCTGTTGTCCAGGTAGATTAGTTTTAACTAATTTATGTGCACCTTTAATAGCACCTACCTTACCAACCTTAGCTACACCACCTAATGTCATGAAGCTACCACCTATATTACCTATGGCACCACCGATCCTTGGATCGACACCAACTGCTTTAGCTGCTACGCCACCGACTTTACCTAGTATCCATGATGGTATATCAAGTACTTGTAAAGTTTGTTTAGCTACAGGAAGCTCTGAAGCCCATGCTAAGTTTCTTGCCCCGCCACCAAGTATTCGAAGTATATCATCTCCAAGACCAGCTTGATCGGCTGACGCATCTTTATACCATTCGCCAGCCTTCTTAACATTCTTACCAAGCCAAGCTTCAAAGCGATCGGCTTCTAGAGTACCTGCGTATAGTTCTCTTTCTTCATCCATCACTCAGTCTCCGGAGGAGTTTTCCTTTCAATGGTAGTACCTGCACCACGGAAAGCTGGGTTAATATGTAAGAAAGATCCCTTACTACCAGTCATTTCATGAGCATGACCAATTCTAAGATCATTCGCTAATGTACGTGCGTCTTGACCTTTGAATCCTGATAAATCATAACCTTTCCTTGTCCAATGTTCTAAGGTAAGTTTATCTCTCTCTTTACCACGCTTCATCTTTAGAATGGCGTCATAGGTAGGTAGAGGATCGTCAGTGTTTGGTGGTATTACTTTTACTTCCTTTTCCACGCCTGAAGTTTCTTTTACTACTTGGTTTAACTTCTTAGCTGAATTCTGAACGCTTGTAGGTTGTTTATTTATTTCCTCATCTACAGCATCACCTTGTTCTCTTACAAGCTTCTCTCCCGGAGTTTCTTGTGGTATAACAGTTGTATTTCCAGTTTGGTTATTAATTCCTTCCTCTGCTTTTTTAATTGCATTTCTTTTTAACTCTCTCCACCATTTAGTACCTTCAAACATTTGAGCTATTTTAAGCTCTTCTGCTGCATTATGCTTTGCTGTTAAAGCATCTAAATTTCTACCACCGTCTACTGTTGGTTTAGAAAAATGACGTCTCAATGCATATAATGCACTTTTCTGAAATATGTCTACATTATCTGCATGTGACTCTTTTCTTAATATATATAATGCATCTTTTAAAGGTGTAGTTGATCCAGTTAAGAGTTTTCTATTTCTTTCAGCAAATGCAGATTGAACTTCTTTTTTACTAGTCTTAATATTGTTTAATATCTTTTTCTGATAAGTTTCATCCCAGGTTGGATGTCCTTTATTTTTTCCTAAAGCATAAGCAGGGTTGGTATCGACCCATCCGCCTTTACCTTGTTCACCAACACCAGGTAACCATCGAACCCACTTTTTCTTGTAGGCGTTAAGACCAGTAGATGAGGTTAATTTAAAACCAAATTGATCTTTTTGATTTGCTACTGCTGTATCTATCTTAGAATTTAATTCCTTCAACCTACTCATCTTCGTTTAGCCCCTCCTCTGGCGCGATTCTTTTTCGGTATTTCAAGTGTCAGGCGATTCTTCTTATGACTTACGTCTTTACCACCTTTACCCATAATACCAAGCTTTCTGCGACGTCTAGCTAATAACTTACGGTAATTACGCTTAGCTTTGGTACTATTGATCTTCTTCTGCTTTCGCTTCTGTTTAGCGTAGGACTTCCGTCCTTTCTTCGATTGATAGTAACGCGAGGTTCTACCAGGCTTAGACGCTCGCTTTGGTGCCATATAGCCTCCGATGTACGAGTTCAGGGTCAACTTTAGGTAGAATCTTATTCAGTTTGTCTAATGGACTACCGTCATAAGCTATACCTGTGATATCATTTGTTTTAAGCCAATCACAAGCAGCTTTCAGATCTTGAGTTGTAGCCTCACCACTCTTAATTCTTTTAAGGAAGTCTGCGGTGACGAGACCATGCAGTTCGTTAAACTGCTGTTCAGTGGCTTTTTTCATTAGTTTAACATATCTTTGTATTTTTGAGGTAGTTTATCGTATTCAGATTTGGACAAACCACCACGTTCCCATGGTGTTCTAGTATCTGGTCCAGGAGAACTACGGTGATGTACTTTCATTTGAGGTTGGGTTCTTTGTTGTTCTAAGTATTCATCATAAGTTTGTGATGTTAAACCCATTTACTTTTCTCCAGGGAATAGTGATTGTTTGATCAGTGCTACTGCTTTGTCGTCTAGGGTGTTCTC